GACGCGGCGAAGATCAACAAGGCATGGCAGCAACTGCCCGGCAAGCACCGCGCAAGCCTTGGTTGGCACTACGTCACACCGGGGAGCCCCACAAAGGCATGCAAGGCCATTGGCTGCACGATGGAAGACCTGGCGCGGCTGGTGGTGGATGCCCGCACAATGCTCATCAATCGCCGCGTATGACGCAAACCGAGAAAGACGCAGCCCGCTATCGGTGGCTGATCGAAGGCGACAACGCATGGAGGGTGCTGAGTTTTGCTCCGTGCGACCCGACAGAGTTTGTGGCAACCGGCCCCGGCTTGCAGCACGCGATAGATGCCGCCATGCGCCGCGATGAACTGGAAGGCAAAGAGCCGACACTGAGCAGAAGCAGGCGAATCGGGGAAGTCCCGCGGCGGGTGTTGCAAGTTTTGCGGACAGGTGCATAATCCGCCCAACGTGTGCCGCAATAGCATCGACACGCCCGACCATTTAGGCGAAGTTGCCGACCCCGCGTAGGGGATCAGGTCAGGCCAGCGCCACACAGACAGAGCCGCTTCGGAGCAATCCAGGCGGCTTTTTTTGTTCTTACGGGCGCTTTCACTCCGTCGCCGGGGGTACAGATCATGGCAGGGGGCAGGCCCAGCGTCTACCAAGAAAACTACTGCGTGCAGGTTGTTGAGTGGGGCGCAGCCGGTAAGTCTGTCACATGGATGGCCGCGCAGTTGGATGTGTCACGCGACACGATCTACGAATGGGCCAAAGTCCACAGCGAATTTTCCGACGCTCTCACGCGAGCGAGAGAGAAGGCGCAGGCTTGGTGGGAAGACCAAGGGCAGGACGGAATCAAGTCACCCATGTTCAATGGCGGCGTGTGGGCCAAAAACATGGGGGCGCGCTTCAAAGCCGATTGGGGTGATACCAAGTCGGTGGAGTTGAGCGGCAAGGATGGCAAGCCGATTCAAAGCGAGTCCAAGGCATCACTTGATGTCTCCGGGCTGACGCTTGAGCAGTTGCGTGCAATCGCCAGCATCCCGCTTAACTGAGGCGGATGTAGCGGCGGCAAGGCAGGAACTAGCCCGCCGCAGCGTTGCAGACTTTGCCTGCATGGTGGACATCCCCACCGTGCCGCTTTCAGAGGATGACGAGGAAGACCGTTTCTCGGTGATGCGGGTCAAGGCACTGGCCGCGCACCATGCGCTGCTGCTGTCGAGCTTGCAGGCTGTCGAGGAAGGGCGAATCAAAAACCTGATGGTTCTGATGCCGCCTGGCAGCGCAAAGAGTACCTATAGCGATGTGGTGTTTGTGCCGTGGTTCATGGCACGCAAGCCGCGCCGCAATGTGATTCTTGCCAGCTACGCAAGCGACATTGCCAAGAAGCAGGGCAGGCGGGCGCGGCAGTTGATCCGGTCGCGCAGTTTCCAGAACCTGATGGGGGTGGAGCTCAAGCCGGATCAGCACGCGGCTGACGAGTGGGCGCTGTCGAACGGCTCTGAGTACATGAGCGGTGGCCTACTTAGCGGGCTGACAGGCAACCGCGCAGGCTTGGGCGTTGTGGATGATCCGATCAAGGGGCGCGAAGCTGCCGAGTCGGAAACCATCCGCAACAAGACATGGGATGCGTACATCGACGATTTCTGTAGCCGCCTGATTCCGGGTGCGCCGCAGATCATGATCCAAACCCGCTGGCACGAAGATGACCCAGCCGGGCGAATCCTGCCGGAAGGGTGGGACGGTGAATCGGGGCACTTCAACGGGCGGGACGGCAGGCCCTGGCAGGTTATCTGTCTGCCGGCTATTGCTGACAGGAAGGACGACCCGCTAGGCCGCAAGATTGGCGAAACGCTGTGGCCTGAGTGGTTCAGTCATGAGCATTGGGCGCCGTTCAAGAGCAAGCCGCGCACATGGAACAGCCTGTATCAGCAGAAGCCTACAGCGCAGGAAGGCACGTTCTTTAAGCGCGAGTGGTTCAAGCGGTACAGGACGGCGCCCGAAGCGCTGCACAAGTACATGACCAGCGACCACGCGCCGGCAGGGACAGAGGTAAGCGACTACACCTGTGTGCGGGTGTGGGGCGTTGATAGTCAGGGAGATCTGTACTTGCTGGATGGGTTCCGGCACCAAGAAACGCTAGACAAGTCAGCCGATAGGGTAGTGGGCAACACCGCAGCTAAGAAGCGCGGCAGGCTTGCCAAGGATCAGCCGGTGTATGAGGGGCTGATTAAGAAGCACAAGCCGTTCTGCTGGTTTCCAGAGGACGACAACAACTGGAAGTCAGCGCAAGGGTTCATCACTCGCTTGATGCGTGAGGAACAGACGTTCTGCCGGATTGAGCCGATCAGCCCGCACGGTGGCGACAAGCCAACGAAGGCGCAGGCGTTTCAAGCGATGGCGGCAAGTGGGCGCGTGTGGTTGCCTGATACGCCGGAAGGCGATGACGTTTTGGCGCAGTACCTGAAGTTCCCGGGTGGCGCCAACGATGACGAAGTTGATGCGGGCGCAATCATGGGCCGGGCGCTGGATGAGGCCCACCCTGCCATTGCGACAGAAGCACCGGAGCCGGTGAAAGTTGACCGATGGGCGCAAGCCTTCGGGGATGTCAACGCAGACGAAGACAGTTGGAAAACAGCGTGAACCTAGAGCAACTTGTGCAATGTTATGAGGCGGCAGAACAAGCCTCCGCAGACAGCCGCCAAGAAGCCGAGCGCGACCGCGACTATCGAAACGGCATCCAGTGGACAGCCAGCGAAGTTGCCACGCTGAACAAGCGGAAGCAGCCGGTTGTCACCATCGACCGCATCGGCCCCAAGGTCGATTTCCTGCTGGGGCTTGAGCAAAGCCAGCGCAACGACCCGAAAGCCTACCCGCGCACGCCGAAAGAGGAAGACGCGGCCAACGCTGCGACCGAATCGCTGCGTTATGTGATGCAGGCGAACGACTGGAACGCGGTCAGGTCTGATGCTTTCGACTGCTTCGCGGTTGAGGGTGCGTGTGGGGCTGATGTGTCCGTCAGCGAAGGCCCCAACGGCTACGAAATCACCGTTTCTGCGATCCCGTGGGATCGGATGTTCTTTGACCCGCACAGCCGGAAGAAAGACTTTTCCGACGCGAAGTACAAGGGCCAGTTCCTGTGGATGGATCTGGAAGACGCGCAGCGCAAGTGGCCCGATGGTCTGGATTCGCTGTCGTCAACGCTGGCAAGCGAGGCTAGCGGGCCTGGCGACACGTTCGATGATGTGCCGAAATTCCGATGGGCTGACCCAAAGCGCCAGCGGGTGCGGGTTGTCAGCATGTGGAGTTACGAGGCTGACGGCAAGTGCTATTACAGCGTGTTCACCAAGGGTGGCATGTTGGAGCGCATGGAATCGCCCTATCGGGATCACATGGATAAGCCGGTGGATGGTTTCGTTTTCGGCTCCTGCTTCATCGACCGCGACGGCAACCGCTTCGGCGTTGTGCGGCGCTGGATCAGCCTTCAGGACGAAATCAACAAGCGGCGCTCCAAAGCTCTGCACCTGTTGAACGTTCGCCAGGTCAAGGCAGAGAAGGGCGCCGTCCCTGATGTGAACAAGGCGCGGGCAGAGCTTGCGCGACCGGATGGCTTCATTGAAGTGACGCCCGGCATGTTGTTTGAGCCGCTGGCTACCAACGACATGGCGGCGGCGCAGCTTCAGCTACTGCAAGAGGCGAAGCAGGAGATTGACGCGGTTGGCGTCAATGCTGCGCTGAGTGGCAATGAAGGCCGGGTGATGAGCGGGCGTGCCCTGATGGCGCGCAGCGAACAGGGCTTGAACGAGCTTGGCCCGGCGTTTGACGCTTTCAAGCGCTGGCAGCTTCAGGTTTACCGCCGCGTCTGGATGTGTGTTCGGCAGTTCTGGACCGCTGAGAAGTGGATTCGGGTGACTGACGACGAGGCAAACACCAAGTTCGTTGGGCTGAATCAGCCTCTGACGCTGGGTGAACAGTTGCTAGAGGAAGCCGAAGCGCAGGGCGTGGAAGTCACCGACGAGATGCGGCAGCAGGCGAAAATGGACCCGCGCATGCAGCAGGTTGTGGGCATCCGCAACAACGTTGCCGAGATGGATGTGGACATCATCCTAGACGCCAACCCTGCGACGGCTTCGCTGCAAATCGAACAGTTTGAGATTCTGGCCGGCATGGCTGGTAAGGGCGTGCCGATCCCGCCGAAGGCTCTGATTGAGGCCAGCCAACTGCGCAACAAACAGAAGATCATCGAAGCGATGGAGGGCGGGGAGAAGCAGGACATCCCGCCGCAGGTTCAGCAGGCGATGCAAGCGGCCAGCCAAGAGATTCAGGCGCTGCGCCAGGCGCTGCAAGAGGCGCAGAGCGGCATTGCCGTTGAACAGGCCAGAGGACAGAACGCGCAGGCGCTGGAAGCAATCAAGGCACAGACGGCGCAGGCATTGCAGGCCATGAAGGACGACGCGGCATATAACCGCGAAGAACTCAAGGCCATGAAAGAGATGCTGATTCAGCAGATGCAGCCGCCGCCGCAACTGGCGCAGTCTGTGTCTGAAGACATCGCGCAGCAGTAACACC